CGGCTTCCTAAGCGACTTCTTTGGCGAAGGCACCTTGGCCGACGCCATGCCGAAAATGCAACTTGTCGTTGGAAGGATGGGTCAGGTCACGGCGACGTGGGGCGACAACGTCAAAGAGGCGGCGGAACTTGCCAAAACATCGATGGCGGACGCGGCAGAGGGTATCGCGCAATCACTGTCTAACCTTGGCAATGCATTCCGCGGCGGCGGGATACTCGACATCCTCTCGGGCGTTCTCGGCATGGCGACGCAGCTGGGCAGCGTGGGGTTGTTCGGGAAGTCGATACAGACAAATCTAACAAGGATCCCAGCTTATGCCGGCGGCACCAATTTTCACCGGGGCGGCTTGGCTCTGGTGGGTGAGCGCGGCCCGGAGTTGGTGAACATGCCGCGCGGATCGCAGGTTTATCCCAACGGAACCGGACCCGGCTCACGCGTCGAAATCGTACCCTCCGCCTATTTTGATGTCGTCGTGGATGGCCGGGCAGCTGGCGTCGCGGCTCCGATGGCCGTTGCATCAGGCATGCAGGCACGTGGTGCGGCCCGTTCCGATGTGGCCCACGCCGCGCGCCGCCGCATCCCGGGGAGATAATCGTTGGCCATTATTGAAATGCCCGAATGGGTGGTGCCCAACAGCATCACGCCGTTCCTGCGTGATTTCGGGGGTGTCCTCACACCGTTCCTCGGCGGGCCAGAGCAACGCATAAACCGGCTTGGCACCCGCTTTGGCCTGCGCGTCACCCTTCCGCCCATGCCGACCCGCGACAAATCCCTTGTTGTGCAGTCCCGGCTTCTGCGCGCCCGTGAAGATCGCCTGCGGATGGAGTGGCCCCAGCCCGATTTCAACACCAGCACGCCCGGTGCGCCGCTGGTTAGCGCCAATGTCGCCTCAGGAACCAGCGTGCCTCTCAAAGGCATGACTGCCGGTTACGTGGTCAAAGAGGGCCAGATGCTCGCGATCATCCATGCGGGCCGCCGATACATGCACATGTTCGCGGCTGACGGCACGGTGTCGGGAGCCGGAACCCTTACCGCTTCTGTGTGGCCGATGATCCGTTCGGCGCTGTCCAACAACGATGTTGTCGAGATTGCCGTGCCCAAAATCGAAGGCCTCGTGTCGCCCGGCGATGAACTGTCCTGGCAGATTTCGGTGGACCGTCTCGCAAGCTTCGCCTTCACGATTTCCGAAAGCGCGTAACTATGGATCCTGCACTTAAGAATGCGCTGGCGCAGCCATCGGTGATGTTGTTCGGCGCGCTGAAGATCGTGCTGCCGGGCTATACGCTACGGCTTGTCGATGGCTCGTCCACTATCATCATCGCCGGGGAAACCTATGTCGGCATCGATCCGAACTTTGGCACAATCTCGTCAATCTCGGAACTGACCGAAGAGATTGGCGACAGCGCGCCAGAGATTACCGTGACGCTGTTCCCTCCCGACATCAGCGCCGCAGCGGTGCTTTCCAATCCGACCATGCAGGGCTGTGTTGCAACGCTGATGGCCGGTGCTGTCGATCCCATCTCCGGCATCGCCATCGGGGCGCCGGAAGTTCTGTTCATGGGCGAGATTGATGTTCCGACCATCGGCATCGACGCCAGCGGCGCGCGCACTGTCGAATACACCATCGTCAGTGTGTTTGAGCGCATGTTTGAGGTTGAGGAAGGCCAGCGTGCCTCCAACGGTTGGCACCAGAGCATCCGTCCCGGCGAACTGGGCCTCACCCACATGACTGGAACGGACGTCAATTTGTATTGGGGCGTTAAGCCTCCTCAGGGCAGCAACCAACGGAGCAGCTCCGCATGGCGCGCGCCGGGGCAGGCATGGTGATGCTGCCGCTCGAACGACGCCACTTCGCGCTTGAAGCGACGATGGCCCGCTATCGTGACAGGCCCTTTGCGTGGGGGTCTGTCGACTGCGCCAAAGTCGCTGCCTTCCACCTCAAGAAGCTGGGGCACAAAATCCTGATCAGCAAGGCAGGCGCGTACCAGTCACCGCTTGGGGCTGCGCGGGCCCTGAAACGTCTGGGCTATTCCACGCTCGCCGAAATGGCGGATGGCATCGGCCTGCCCCAAATCCCTTACTCGCGGATGTTGCTGGGTGATCTGGCGGAAGTTGAGGGCGAAGGCGCAATCGGCGCGATCGCTCTGTATGCGGGCGGCGGCAACATCTTTGGTTTTCACGAAGATCACCCCGGCTTGGTGACTGTCGCGCCCACTACGATCATCCGCGCCTGGAGCGTCCTGTAATGTCGAGAATGCTCCGAACCGCTGGCATGGTTGTAGGCGCTGTTGCGCTGATTGCCGCGACGGCTGGCCTAGCCGCGCCCGCTATGGCGGTAACTGCGACCTCGGCGGCGACTGCGGGCGGCATCGCGGGCGTTTCTGCTGCGACACTTGGCGCTATCGGCACGTACGGTGCCCTTGCGGCCGGCGCGCTCTCCATGGCGGCCGGAGCGACTGCGCCCAAGCCATCGATGCAGGGTTCGGCAACGACCTTCACGACCAACCCGGAATCCGGCCTCCCCTACGTCATGGGCCGCACGCGCATGTCTGGCCTGCGGATCTATGCCCGAACCAGCAACACGCCGGGCTACACAAAGGCGGAGGATCTGTTGTGGTTCGGCGCGCTGTTAAGCATCGGCGGCCCCATCGAAAGCATCGATCAGTTCACCGCGGACAATGAGGTGGTTGCGTTCAACCCGTCCTCTGGCGCCGCGAGCGGACGCTATGCAGGGTGGATGTCGCAGAAGGTGCATCTGGGCGGCACACAGGCCAGCGGCCTTGCCCTAACCCTCAACGGCGGATCACCGCCCGACTGGACCTCTGCACACAGGCTTTCCGGCATCACGCACGCAATGTGGGGCCTGCGCTTCGACAAGGACGGCAATCATTACGGCGGCGGCACCGTGCCAGAACCAGCTTGGCTCGGGCGCTGGGTAAAGGTCTATGACCCACGCAAGGATTCGACTTACCCCGGCGGGTCTGGCGCGCACCGCGCTCTGAACGAAGCGACCTATGAATGGTCGGATAACCCCGGCCTGCACGGGCTGACATGGGTACTGGGCCGCTGGGAGAACGGCAAGCGCACGTGCGGCGTCGGCTCGCCTGTCGCCAACATCCGCGTGGCCGATTTCGTTGAATGCGCTAATGTCTGCGATGCCAATGGCTGGAAGGCTGGCGGCGTCGAGTGGACCACAGATGGCAAGTGGGATCCCCTGAAGCGCATCCTGCAGGCTGGCGGCGCGATCCCGACCCAGACCGGCGCGATGATCGGTTGCCTTGTTTCGGCTCCGCGCACCGCCATCGCGACAATCGAAAGCCGCCACCTTCTCGACGGACTGAACTTCCCATCGACAAAGAGCCGGCGCGACCGGTTCAACACGGTGATCCCGCGTTACGTCGATGAAGCCAGCGATTGGGCGATGATCTCGGGAACTGCGGTGACGGAGCCTGCCTATGTGGCGGCAGACGGCGGGCAGCGCACCAAGGAAATCGACTTCCCGTTGGTGCAGGTGTTCGGCGGCCAACCCGCACGGCAACCCGGCCAGCTTGCCGCCTACGCCATCGTTAACAGCCGCGAGGCAGGCCCATTCAATTGGTCCACCGGGCCGGAGTGGATCGGCCTGAAAACGGGCGATGTGGTTTATCTGAACGTGCCCGAGGAAGGGTTGGTCAATCAGCCAATCCTCATCACCCGGCGCGCGCCTGATCCGTCTACGGGCAAGGTGTCGTTTTCTGGTGAGACAGAGACGTTCAGCAAGCACGCCTATGCTCTGGGCCAGACCACGACGCCGCCGCCGCCATTCAGCCTGAGCGCGCCTGACCTCAAGCCGGTTGCGCCTAATGCTTCGGCGTTCAGCGTTTCCGGTGCGACTTCGGGCGAAGGCTTCCCCGCGCTGTTGGTTGTCGGGACAAGCGAACTGCCGTCAGCGGACTCGCTCATCATTGATTACCGGCGCTCGGGCGATACCGTGTGGATCAGTTCTGCGATCCTTTCCGCCGTGCAGCCCGTCAGCCATGTAATCGCGCCTCTGGCGTCCGAGACAGCCTATGATGTGCGGATCGGCTACCGCATCGGCACGATAGACGGCAACTTCACGATCTTCGCCAACGTCGTTACCGGCCAAGGCAAGATCACCGTCATAGAGGCCCAGCTGACGGACCTTGATGCGGAGATGCTGCAGCTTGCAGCCGACACCGCTCAGGCGCTGCTCGACATTGCTGCGGCAGAAGCCACGGTTATCGCCATGCAGGATGGAGTTGCCGATTTAGGCGACCGGGTGCTTGCCGCAGAAGGCGAGATTAACGCGGTTGAAGCCGTGCAGACCACGCAGGGTGCTTCGATAAGCACGCTGCAGACGACAGCCTCCACGCTGGAAGGTGAACTGGCGTCGTTGCAGTCCGATCTTGTCACCACGAATGCGAACGTGGGCCTCAATGCCAGCGCAATCACCGGTCTTGATGCATCGGTCGCGCTGATGTCTTCGGAAGTCGGGACGCTGGGCGCGTCCATTACCACGATGCAGCAGGCAATCGACACCGTGGACGGGAGTGTCGCACTGCTGTCGTCGGAAGTCGTGGCACAGGGCTCGAGCATCACTGTGATGCAGCAGGCGCTGAACAACTCTGAGCTTCAGGTCGCGACGCTGCAAACGCAGGTCAGGACTGGCGGCGGCAACCTGCTGACGAACACTACCTTTGCAGATGGCGCCGCGACGGGCTGGGGCAAATCAGCTCCGTCTTGGCCCACAACGTTTGGCGTGAACATCGCTGGCTCAATTTGGCAGGTCGCTGGCGAGAGCAATATCGCGATCCTACAACCCAGCGTGCCCGGTGATGGCACTGGGGCGGGCTATGCTGACTGGTATCAGGAAGTCTCTGTTGAACCGCTGAAATGGTACGACTTCTCGGTTCTTGTGTCTGCCGCGCGCGCCAACGTCCAGATGAACGCTCAGTTCGTGGACGCGGCTGGTGCGGTTCTCGGCTCGCTGGGCTCAGGTACAATCACGCCAAAGACAGGCGGCACCACGATCAACGATCAGACGCCTATCAGTTTGAAGGGGTTGGCTCCCACAGGCACAGCCAGGGCCAAACTATACCTGCGAAAACTTGGCACCAACGTGACAACCACGACCGGCAGTTACGCATGGTTCCACCGCCCGCAGATTGTCGAGACGACCGCTACGGCTGCGACCCCGGTTGCCTATGCCAGTGGAAACGAGCGCGCGACGATCAGGGAGTTCATGAGTTCCACTGGCGGTATATTCGCGCGCTGGGGGGTTGAACTGGACGTGAACGGCTACGTTTCGGGCGTTGTCATGAACAACAACGGGTCGCGCTCCGATTTCAATATTCGCGCTGACAAGTTCTCTGTGGTTGCTCCGGGCGGTGGGGCGCGCACGGAATACTTGAGCGGGGCATGGAAGGTGTTCGATGCTACGGGCGTGCTGCGCGTGCAACTCGGGAATCTCGCTGTATGAGCTACGGGTTACGAATTTGGGATGAGAATGGAATCCTGATACTCGATACCACCACCAGAATCTCGCGTGTACTGGGCGAGTTCGCATTGCCTAGCACACCGGGCAGTCACACTGACGCCGCGATTTCGTCTGGGGCCTTCTGGTGGTACATGGCAGGGTTCACAATATCGCCGTATATTACAACAAAAGTGCCCGTAGTAAGTTTAAGCGGCAACACGATTTCGTGGATTTGGTCGGGTGCGGCCGCCAACTTCCCCAGCGTCACTTTGGTCTACGGAGTGTATTGACGTGGCATACGGGTTCAAGGCCATGGGTGAGGGTGGCTTCATTCAAATCGATGAAAATTACCGCAATTATCAATTGGTGGCGAGAGGGTCGGTAACGCCTAATGAAAAACCCAACGCTTTTCAGGCCAGCCCCACTATCAACATAAGTTTCACGGGGCGTAAGGTTCCGATGCTGGCGATCCGCGCTCGCGACGGCGTTACAAACGTTGTTTATTCCAGGACTAGTTCGAACATAAACCCAACCTTTACCATATGGGCAGGTGGAGAAGGAGTATTGGTTGATTGGTACTTATTTGACCTTGTAGAGCCCCAAGATGTACCCGGGCTGTTGGGCTACGGTATGCGGATTCGTAACGCAGCAAATGAAATTGTTTACGAGCACAGGTACAAGCCCCAGCGGGTAACTGGCATGGTTTCGCGAGCAATAAATCTCGTTAACGACCCGTCATGGGCCGTCGCCCCCGGTCGTGTGTACGCTTTCGTCACAGTCAGTTTGACCGAGGAAGTCCGGTCTTACGGTGTAGGAGGCACGGCAGGCGTCATAAGATATTTCCATGCCGCGCGTCAGGTTGGCTCCACAGTCTTCCTAGGAGAATTGCCGTACAATATTTGGACGGGGACCAACCCTTCCTCGTACCCATTCCCGCAATTCGGCGGCCATTCGCAACCGTCAATATGGGTTATTGTCGACGTCACCAACTACTGACAAGTCAATAAATGCCCGTCAGCACGCCACCCTCCATAGCGCGGGCCCAATTCAAAACTGCCCTTTTAGACAACGGTAATCCGCGCTCACCCGCGCGCCCATAATCCTGAAAACTTGGAGAACTGTATGCTGCGTCTTACGACAGCCGCTGGCGAACGTCTGGAGATACCCGGCGGCGCGATCATTGCCGTGATGGAGCGTGTGGACGGGGCAAATCCATCGACCATCATCTTCGACATGGGTAGCGGTCCGCAGGGCGACCAGCTTTCCGATCAGTACGGCTACGTGAAGAAGCTGGCGATTGATGCGCAGGCGATGGTGAACCCAATTGAGGTTCGTGAAAAAGCGCCGTCTGGCACGGCCCGCCTGTGCTTCGCGCGGGAACGCATCGTCGGCCGCCGCGAAGTGAAGCCCTCCGTAAACGGCATCAACGCCACCCTGTTCGTCAACCTGCTGGGCAAGGTTTCCGCTCTCCAAGTGTCAGACACATTCGATGAAATGGATGGGGTGGAATCTCCTGCCCTGCCTACCGCCACAGAAGGAAACGACCATGCCTGAACCAACCCCCACCATGGAAGAACTGGCCGCGAACATGGCAGCATTGCAGCGCCAGATGGACGCGGCCTCTCTCGCACCTCTCACGGGCGTGCTGGAGGTGCTGAACCGCAATGCAGTCACGAAGGCCATCACCGACATTCAGGCGCTCATCCCGCAGCTGCCTGAATCGATCGAACTGCGCGCGCCCCGCAATCAGGCGAACAACGTGGTGAGTGTGCTGAACAACGTCCGCAGCCTGTTTGATAGCGAGGTGGCGCGGGTTCAGGCGCTCCCCCCACCGGAGGCAGAGGCATGAACATCGAAGACATCATCGAAAGCGTACTCAAGGCCGAGGGTGGCTACGTCAACGACCCGAATGATACGGGCGGTGAAACGATGTACGGCATCACCAAGGCGACGGCGCGGGCCAACAGCTACACCGGGGCCATGCGCGATCTGCCGCGCGCCACCGCAAAGCAAATCTACCATCGCCGTTATGTGGTGCAGCCCGGCTTTGACAAGATCGGTGCAATCTCTCCGGCCATCGCGGCGGAGTTGGTCGATACCGGCGTAAACATGGGGCCAGCGACGGCCTCACGCTTCCTGCAGAGAGCCCTCAATGCCCTCAATCGCCGCGGTGCTGACTATGCCGATATAGGCGTTGACGGCATCGCTGGCGAAGGCACGCGCCGGGCACTGAAAGCCTTCATCGACAAGCGCGGCATCGAGGGCGAGCGCCGCCTTATGGCCCTACTCAATGCGCTGCAGGGTTCCCGCTACGTCGAGCTTTGCGAGGGTCGGCAGGCAAATGAGACATTCATGTACGGATGGCTGGCCCGCGTGGCCTGATGATAGGGGCTGCAATGGACGACTTTCCGATTCCCCGCTGGTTGGCGCACGTGGGCATTGTGCTTTTGTCAGCCGTCGGCGGAATGCTCGGCTACTCAATGCGCGAGCACGACAAGGGCAACCACGTCAA